CTTGCACTCATGCCATCACCTCATTATTGAAATGCATGGCAATCGTGCCATTGCCTTTAGCTTTGAAATAGTTAATGCCTTGATAAAGTGTCAATGCAAACTCCCTATTCTCACCACGTTTCAAGTTGTAAATAACCCCTTCTGAATCAGTAAGCGTGATATCTTCGTCACAATAAATTACTGGACTGATAGATGTATCACCAGAATTGACAAAATAGATTGTTCTTTCTGCTCTGGTATATCCAAGTTGCCATTTAGTCCATGTTGAATCATCACTTTCAAAATCGAAAGTGTCCCACACGTCATCGAAGTATTCGTTTTCGTGAAAGGCGAACGGATAGCACTTAAATGTGATAGCAGCTACTAGATTCTTCTTAATCGGATCATCAACTACCTTGATATGCTTGATTTTACCCATCCAGTAATATCTGCGGTCATGCGTATCAAATAGCTTGCGCTCCGTTTTAGTAACCATTTGGGACTTAATCATACGCTCTGCGGTCTTACGGTCTTCGTACTCCGTAAAAGGCAATTTAAACTCGTATGTAATTTCTCTAGGCTCAAAGACACGCTCACCCAGAACACTAGAGAAGTCAAGTACCCCCTGCATAAAGGGGATAGATTCAACGATTTCTTTCTCGTCTGGGGTTGGCGCTTCACGTTTCTGTAGGTACCACCCAGAATCACGGCTATTAAAATCGCCAAATTTTATATACTCTTTGATTTTAGTAATCATAATCTGTGTCGTCCTTTCAGTGTTTTAATCGTATCAATGGCACTGTTGAAGTTATTAACTGTGCCACCGACAAGGGCTCCAGTATCAAGCACCATATTTTGACCTTGTGCCACTTGGTCTTTGAGTTCTCCCAATGCATCGATAACATCACTCAACAAACCGGCTGAATGTGCAGCGTAGGCTTCTTGACGTGCTGAAATGGCAGCGTCTGGCGTTTTATCTCGCAAGACTTCCATTTTAAGCTGACTAGCCATGTTTGAAGTGGCACCGGTGAGCATGGCATTAGCTCGAACGTTGAACCCGTTAACTTGGTCACGGATGTAATCCAAGCTATTAGCTACCTCTGGGGCTGATTCGTCAATCCCTCGAGCGATACCAAGACCGATATACCAACCAACTTGGTCACGGAAGAGGTGAGAAGGTGAATGGATTTTGGCTTTAGCTTGTGCTGCACGCTCTGCTTGTGCCACCAATGCGTTAGCTGCTGCTGTAACTGCTCCAAGAGCTGACATCAGACCAGCTGCAAGACCTTGACCCATGTAGGCACCGGCTGAGAAGAAAGCACCATAACCAGCTCTAGCTGCGGCTGCCGCTTGGTTAACCGCTGCTTGCGTAACTGCCACCAATTGCTGACCGCTTGCTTGCATAGCTGAGACCATTTGAGCACCACCAGCACGGATAGCAGCAACCACTTGATTCATGCCGTTGCGAACCGCTGAAACAATCTGATTCATAAAGGCTTGTGTACTAGCAACCATTTGCATACCGCTAGAACGTAGAGCTGCAGTCATTTGCATAGCACCAGACGTTACAGCTTGAACTGCTGACATCATACCTGCACTAACGGCCATACCTAGCGACATCATTGTAGCTTGCAATGTCATTGCTGCAGCTCCAACGGTAGCAAATACGCTAGCAAGCATCATGACTTGAGCACTAACCATGGCAAGCCCTGCTCCTGCCATTTGGGCTGAGCTAGCAAGCATAGCAAGTTGACTAGATACCATAGTAGCCATCATGGAAACCATGCTGAAACCAGTCTGAGCAGTCATGAGTTGGGCACCAAACATGGTCACTGCTGAGCCTGCCATCATGAGCTGTGATGTCATTTGCATCAAGCTAGTGGCAAACATCATGAATTGAGTGTTAAGCATGGTCAACGAAGTACCAATCATCATGAATTGAGTACCTACAAGCGTTAAGCTAGTACCTAACATGGTTGAGCTAGTAGCCATCATGGTCATGCTCGTAGTGATCATAGTCAACTGAGCAGCTAACATCGTTAAGCTAGTAGTTAACATGGTCATGCTTGAGCTGATAGAAGTCATGCTAGCAGTCAGCGACATTGAAACGGTACTGAACTGAGTTAGACCAGTTGCCGCTTGCATTAATGCTGGTGCTAGTGTCATGATTTGCGTTCTAAATGCAGTGATAGGGGCTACGATAGCCGTTAAACCGGCAAGCGATTGACTAGCTTGACTAGAGAACGTACTGAAAGCCGTTCCTGCTGTAGTGAGTAGTGATTGTAAGTTAGTAAATGATGACTGAATACTTGTTATCGTGCTTGAGAACGAAGTCAAACCAGATACAGCGCTAGACGCTGAGCTAGATACCTTGCTCATACCATCTCCGAGCTTAGTCATACCAGTACCGGCTTGAGCAAGCCCCGCTGAGTTATTACCAATCGACCCAACACCCTTGGCTACTGCTGCAAGAGATGCAGCCATGTCTCCTAAGTTAGTATTAGTAATCTTAACGACACCGTTAGCGAGCTGATTGAATCCAGACCCTGCTTTTTGAGCTGCGGTACCGATAGAGTTGAACACATTAGCCAAGCTATTCAACACGCTACTAATAGCACTGCCAGCGGATGTGATCACGCTTGAAATTCCTTCAAACGCTGATTTGATACCGTTTCCGATTCCTTCCGCCGCTGTACTGATTGATGTCCCGACCGATTGCACTACGCTAGCAATACCTTGCAATGCTGCACCGATAGCAGAACCGACAGAACTGATAATGCTTGCCACACCACTAAGAGCCGTACTAATAGCCGTACCGATACCCATTGCAGCCGTAGCGATTGCCATTCCTGCTGCTGAAACAACTGAGGTAATGCCACTAAATGCAGCACTAATCACACCACCAATTGCCGTGATAATAGGCACAATTTGAGTGATTGCTGTAACAATAGCTGAAATGATTTGGCTAATGATAGGGGCGAGTGTTTGAACCACTGTAACAATGGCAGAAATCACTTGACTAATGACTGGTGCCATTGTCTGAACGACTGTAACAATCCCTTGAATCAAGGTTATAATTACTGGCGCTGTTGCTTGAATAGCTTGGACAATTACTTGCAAAACCATTGCAATCTGTGAGCCAAACTGTCCGATTACTTGAGCAACTTGGACAATGCAATTCGCGATCACTGGTGCAATTGCCACGATAGCGTTAGCAATAATCTGAGCTACTGCCGTGATAGTATTACCGATAATTTGAACAATCGGAGTTACTGCTGTAGCTATTTGGCTAATTGCTGAGCCTATAGCAGAAACTAGTCCGCTGAATGCACCAATGATAGCTGGAAGCGTTCCTAAAATAGACGTCCAAGCATTACCAAATGCTGTAATGGCTGGGGCAGCTTGACCGATTGCGGCGCCTACTGCAACCACTAGCGGGGCTAATTGTGCAAGCCCTGGCGCAGCTTGTCCTACCGCCGTGATTACGGTTGCAAAAGCAGTCCCGAACGCTTCAACGATAGTCCCTGCTGCCTTACCGATAGATTCGACAACAGTTCCGAACGCTGAGCCTATGGCGTTTAGAATTTGTGAAACACCTTGGGATTGAGTAGCCAAAAGGGTGAATGATGCAACGATAATACCGATACCAGCACCGATTCCTACTGCTGCGATAGCTACGGATGCACCGAATGATAGCAATGTAGCTGGATTGAGACCTCTCAAACCTTGCAAGGCGATATTGATAGCTGTACCAATTCCCTTAAATGCGGTAGAGATACCCGTTCCGATACCTTTTGCAGCTTGTGATATTGCTGAACCAGTGTTTTTAATAACACCGCCAATACTCTCAAACACTTGGGCAATCTTGCTCTTGCCACTGCTTGCACTGGTAGCAGCTTGAGCCATACCTGCCGCCGCTTCCGTTCCGAACTTCTTGAACGGATTGAGACTTTTAAGGAAGTTCAACCCTTTCATCGCAATGCCTACCGCTGAAATACCAGCTTTTGCAGTCATAAAACCTGCTACCATTGCCAGTATCCCGCTAGTGATACCGTTTAGGACACCCGGCGGCAATGAGCTGACAAACTTAGACACCGCTGAAATAGCTTGAGATATCCAGTTTACAAGCGTTCCAAGAGCTGAGCCAATACCTGAAATAACTGACTGCACTTGTGAACCACCCAGAACCTCTCCAAGAGATGAACCGATAGTTTTAAGAGCGTTCCAAGTATCTTGCACCGCTGCTTTGAACGATTGAAATGCCCCTGTATCAGCAAATGAGCTGATGAAGCTCCTAACCGATGTTGTGGCAATGTTTAGAGCTTGTGAGATGCCGTTAGCAATGTCACCAAAGACTGACCCAATGCCCTGCATGAGTTTGTTCCCGTCAATTTTGCTGAACAACTGTTGGATAGAACTGCTAATGTAAGTGAATGTCGCACCTAGATTTTGCAAAGCTCCGGTGTTAGCGAAGCCTTTCCAAAGTGAAGACAAACCGCTGCCAATCTTGTCAGCAATTCCGTTGATGTCAATGCCTTCAAGTGCATCCGTCAGCCCGACAACTGCCTTAATACCAATTTGATTGAGTTTCTCAAACTGTGGCATTAGCTTTTTAGCAAGAGACTCTTTCATCCCATCAATAGCTTGGTCAACGGTCTTGAACTCTGTGGCCATCTTACTGAATGTGTCGTTGTTACCGACTTTAGCGATAGCATCAAAGAAGTCCTCGGTCTTAATCTTGCCGTCTTGGACTGCTTGCACCATCTCAGCGGTACTCATGCCCATTTCTTTCGCAATCGCCGCAATCCCTGCAGGCGTTTGTTCTAGCATGAGTTTGAAGTCTTGCCATTGAACCTTAGGCTTAGCAGCCATTTGGGTTGCTTGTTGGCTCAAGGTCTTCATGGCTTGTTGCGGATTCTCTGCCGCCGCTGCAAGACCACCAAAGCCCTTAACAAGCTCGGTTGTATTCTTCGTACCGACTGCCGCTAACTGAGAATAGGTAGAAGCCATGTCAGACGCTGAATATATGGTTTTTGTAGCAAAGTCCTGCAACTCGCCTTTGACTTGTTTAATCTGGTCGGTAGGCATGTTGATCTGTTGCATGTTACCTTCAAAGGTCTTCCATGCTTTGGTTGAGCTGTTAAGCTCACCAACCATCGACTTCATGCCGTTACCAAGAGCACTAATACCGCCCATGATAGCACCACCGATTAAGTTAGCACCGAGAACAGATTTAAAGACCGAACCGACCTTGCCAGCTGAACCTTTCAAGCCTTCTAACGCCCCTTTGATACGTTTAGCCCCACTTTCAGCGTCCTTCCCGTCGAACAGCGCCTTGATGGTGACTGTACCATCTGCCATAGATTATCCCTCCTTTCTAAAATTCTTCTTCGTATTCTTCTTCCTCGATAACCTCGTAAGGGAGAGCATAATCTTTTTGAAGTCTACGCATTTCCTCTTTGTATTCCGCTGAGTCGCCCTTTTGTGCCTTCCATTTCCGGATTTTGATAACTTCCATGAACTTGGTGCCCTCTGGCAGTCCAGAAAGTAGAGCGTTGAATTTCTTCCAGTGAAGCTTGCCCTGGACATCGAATAGATCAATGCCATAGGCCTGCAAGAACGACGCATAGATATAGTCACCGTCGTAGCGAATATCGTAAGGCGCCTGCTCTTGTTTGCCATTGCTTGCCGTGGTCTTCATGGGGTTGCCTGCCAAGTCATACTCAACATGATTGTCCTCGACTGTTGAAAGGCTGATATGCTCTTCGAAAACCTCGTTAAACACCTCAGACATTTCCTCAACGGTGAAGTCTTCTAAAGTCTCACCGGTCAAGATTCGAATGCCAAAGTGTGGCTTAACAAACTCTGGAACATCTTCGTCCCTCCACATCTCAAAGAGCCGGAGAACATTATCAAAAGACAGATTAAGAGGAAATTCTTCATCATCGATTACTAACTTGTCTGTTAGTTTTCGTGATAAATCAAGCATTTAGATATTTATCGAGGGCTGCTTTTGAATTCTGGCTTTCAAATTCCTCTGAAATACCCTTGATGGCTTCAATCAGATAGAACATAGCGTTAATTGTTGACTGACCAGCAAATGCATAGACTTGATTAAAGGCTTCTTTGTCGTCAAACACTTGGTTGAAACCATCTTCTACCAATGCTTTCAATGCTTCCAACGCTTCTTCATCGCTTGTTTCTTGGAACACTTGCCCTTTAGCTTGCAAATCCTCACCAACAGCTTTCATGCGTTGAATATTACCGTCAGACACTGGAAAATTAAGTTGGAACTCACCGAAATCTACTGGGATGACATTGCTACGTTTTTTAATTACTACCATGTTTGTTATTCTCCTTTAATACGAAAAAAAGAGGGTAAGGGCTAAACCCCACCCTCTTAGTTGTCTTATCTTGTTTTATTTAATTAGTGATTACCCACCGATTCCCGGTGTACCAGTTTCTGATGAAGCACCAGAACGACTAGGATCTGGTGACGCTGTACGTCCAGAAGTTTCAGAACCAGTGCCAGCGGCTGCTACTGCTGCGGCTGGTGATGCAGTAACTACATGTTTTTCCGGTGTACGAGACCAGTTAACTTGAAACTTGATTGTTTCAAGCTCAGACGCTTCACCGTCTCCCACTTCGATTTCAGAAAGTCGTGCAAGACCTTCTTTATAAGTTTTGCCATCGGCAGTAACTTCTTTGTACCAGACAATAAGGTCATCAGCTACAGCGTCTTCTTTGCCAACGACAAAGTTTTGAGCTTTATCAGCATAATCACGGTGACCTTCGAAAGAACGACCACGAGATTTTGAAGTGATAACTTTTTCTTTAGTTCCGTCGCCATCAAAGTACGCCACATCATCGTCTTCTGCATCGTTTTCTGGTGCAGATTCTTTGATGCCCTTAGCGATCCACATATACTCATCTTCAGTTGGTGGAGTGTCTGGATGTTCTGGATCGAACGGTGCGATAAAGTGTTTGCGAATCGCATTTTTAAATTTAGCCATTAATTAAGGCTCCTTTCTACTTCTAGTCTTGCTTGTAGGTCAAGCAAGTAAATGTAAAAGCCCTGCTCGTCGGCATCGTTTAAACTCGGTGTCTCGACGGTCAAGGCTAAGAATGTGTATGAATTATTTGAACTTGGTAACTCGAATCCGATTTTGGAAAGCTCAGTGTTTATCTTCCAAAGAATGGCGTTTAGCTTTTGCTGGTCCTTCGATTTAATAGCTATCTCATGCGGTAGCGATAGAATCTGGGTGCCAGCCATGTCTTCGTCTTCCACTTTGCCACCGGGCAAGGGATAGACTGAAAGGCTTTCGTCTTCTGAAAGATAATCAAGTTTGCATTTCAACGGTAGTCCAAGCGTATTGATGAAGTTTGCGAGAACTTCTGAAAAATCGTTGTCGTTCATTAGTTAACCCCCATAGCTCGTAAGGCGACTTTGCCCCACTCTTTAGAGTATTTAGAAGACGCCTTCTTGTCCCAGCGTTTACCAGTCCCAGGCGTAGTGTATTTGCTGAAGGTCCATCTTTTAGTCTTGTTATAACTAGAACCATAGAATTGAGCTCTAGCGTAATCACCTGGGTATCTAATCCCGTCGCTGATAGGTGTACCACTGGCACTCAAAGTTCCATCTCTACGAGGGATGAATTGTTCCATGTCATCTATCATTTGGCTAATCATGGCAACCTTTCCACGTCTGACCGCTTCGGGACTGCATTTCTTTTCAAGCCCTTGCAAGTCAACTTTAACGGTTACATTAGCGCCCATCAGATCACCTCGATTTCATAGCAAAACACTTTATTTTGTCTTGGATAGTAAACTGGAATGACGGAACGAATCTTATAATCTCGTTTGCCGTCGTTAATCAAGCCATTTTCAAAACTTTCGTCAAGCACCACCGGGCAATGTTTCGGATATACGAATAAAACACTGGGTTTTGATTCGCTACGATTGTTAGTTGACCCGCTAACATTGAACTGCCTATCAAATCTAACGGGTTTTAGGGTTGTGGGCTCATCATATGTTACTTTACCCCAGACATCCGTTTCTCCCGTCAATTTCTTGATAGTGACAGTATCAACTAACATGCGTTTATCTATCATAGCCCACCGCCTTACAACCAAAACCAGCCAATGTCAGCCAGTTTAGAGCGTCAAGAGATAGATTGTACCTCTGACCGCCGTTGGACGATTTAGAACCGTTCTGATAGCTTACATGAGTACGTCCTACGGTCATGCTTGCCAGTGAAGTCTTATCCTCGGCAGTCATCACACCGCTTGAATCGAGATAAGCGATTTGGTAAGCTACCGCCTTCTTAACGGCTTGTCTTCGTGGTTCAAAATCTGTTTCAAAATCGGTGAAATCGTAGAAGTTCTTGATATACAAATCAACAATGAGCTTAGCTCTAGCGGCTAGCGTTTCAAAGTCTTCTACGTCTTCAAAACCAAGTTTTAAAAATTCCGTTTCGGTTAAATAGGTCATTTAACCACCTCCTTCATCATTTTAGGAGGTCTACAAGTTCCGCTTTAGTCAGCGTTGAAATGCCAGTGAGACCACGTTGTTGTGCGATAACTCGCAAATCAGCGACAGTCTTGTCTTCTAGTGTTTCAACCACTTCCTCTACTGTTTCAGTAGCGGGAGTAGGTTCAGTGTCGTTCAAGTGACGACGCATTAGCATACCCATTAGGCACCTCCGAACTTAACCACCTTAGAATCGTCGTAAAGGTAGACACCGTAGTATTCATCACCAGAATATACAGTGGTCTTTTTCAAGATGTCACGGTCGTTTTCAATCATGACATCACGTTTCAAGTTGATAACGAATGCACCGTATTTAGCATCGTCGTCTGTGTCAGTTTGAAGCGAAGACACTTTGACAAGGAAGCCTTTTCCTTCTTCAACTTTCTTAGTGCGGACGATTTGCACGCCAGCTACCTCACCGAATGTGCCAGAAACGACAACATCAGCACCAACTTCTGAACCTTTGAGCCAGTTTTGACCAGCGTCAGCACGCAATTTGATGGCGTCCTTTGGATTGATAAGGGCAACATAGCGAGCGTCTTCTTCGTCTGCGAAGATTTCCAAGGCTTTGTCGATGTTAGCTACTGAAACAGGAGCTTCAGTGATGTTTTGTGTTGCTGTTTTAGCAACTTCAACGATGTCGTTATCGACTTTGTTAGCGATAGCTAAAGCAATCTGATTAGTAGCTTCACCGTAGACATTGCCATGCCCGACCAAAGCGGCCTTGTCAGTGATTTCAATAGCCTTACCAGCTTGTTTGATCTTCATTTTTGTTTCTTTAGTGCCCAATTGGTCGATTGGGATTGATTGACCTTCAGTGATTTCAGTAGCATCGCCAGAATAAGTCCATTGTGGCACTGTAAGTTCATCCCCTGGACGACCTACGAGAGTTGTTTCAACCACGGCAAGTGGCGTGAATTTGATAAGTTTAGGCAATTTAGCTGATACCATGTCAGCCATAACCTGTGGATTAATGACTTGAGCAGTCGTTGTTGTTCCAAGAACCATAGATTATTCATCCTTTCAGTTGTTGATAGAGTTCTGGGTCTTTGTCAAAAAGCTCTTGACGCTCATTGATACCCATACGTTTGAAATCTTCTTTAGTGAGCCCGTTCTGACTAGCAGTTGGGTTGCCACCAGCGAAGATTTTAGGTTGTGCTGCTTGTTCCTCTTGTTTGAAAAGATATGGACTTGTTTCTTTCAACCCTTTAATGACCTTATCTAGTTTAGCTTTACCAGCTTCATCAAGTTCGATTTCGTCAAAATTGATGAATTTAGCAAGGTCATCCGAATTGTGAGCATCCACGTCCTTCAAAGCTAGACGAATAGCATTAGATTTGGTAACTTGAGCAAGATTAGCTTCATTCTCTGACTTGTAAGTGTCAAATTTAGCTTGTAAGTCCGTCAATTGTTGCTTGAGTTCCTCACTCGCTCCCTCTTTGGCTTGCAAGTCGTTGAGTGCTTGGCTTTGTTGCTCGAGTTGTTGTTTAAGGCTGTCGTTTTCTGCTTGTAATTCAGACTTAGCTTGTGCTTTAGCGTTCTCAATCCCAGAACCGTACGCATTCATCAAGGAATCAATAACTGCTTTATCTGTAATACCAGCTTCAACTAACATGTCACGTTTCAAACTCATGTTTAAAACTCCTTCGTTTTACGTCCAGTGGACTGAATTTGCCTAGTTTTACGACATTCGACAGGTCAAATAGAAAAACCGCATCAATTCGACACGGTTTGTTTTTTATTTTGGCGTTTACGCAGCTTTATCTCTGCTTCAGTTTCTCTCAAAGGGTCGCTGTAATAGCGTTCTCTCGAATAATCACGATGCAAGAATGGGTGTTGTGCCAGATATGACCTCATAGCCGCTTGTTTTGATTTAACTTGCCCTTTGTATTTGTTTATCAAGTCTTCATCTTCAAGCTTGTTAGCAACGTGGAGCAATTCCTTTGATTTTCTGATAGAGCGTTCTATAGCTCTCTGTTTAGATTGAGCATTAGCGTTCTCTATTGCTTCCTCTGGCGTTAGGTTTGCTAAATGTTCGGGAAGGTCTGGTTTATAATTAGCTCCAGGAATAAACGGTGTCATGGTATGGCCACAGTTAATGCCTTGGCATCCGCCGGGCTTACCGTATCCATAATCATCGAGCGCAAAGATTTTTTCGCCTTCCTCAACTCTAGCTTGACCAGTGGTAACTATCTGGTGTTGCAACGGTGCGCACATTTCACGAGCTGCAGGTTTCATCGAATAATAGAATGTATCGATTCCTAGCTCATCAGCCGGCGCCTTCCTTGCTTCACGATAGACACGCCACGATGTAGTTTTAATGATCGTTCTAGCGTAAGCATCAGCTCTCCAACGTTTACCGCCCTTGTCAGTAAAACCATAGAAACCTCTCTCAGCCCATTTCATCACTGTGGTTGAAATAGCCTTGTCTGGATTCATCAAACCAGTGATTACTTTTGCGACAGCTTCTTCAACAATGTCTTGATAGACCTTTCTGACGCTCTTAGGCAGCGTGGTATTGATAAGATTGTCGATATCTCCTGTTGTCTGATTAACATAGTTTGCTAACGTGGTTTGGATAAGGTTATTGGTAATAAAATCACCACCACCCATTGATTCTAAAAGTTGGGTTTTGGTGTCCTTATATACCTTATATCCTTCATTCTCAATAACATACCTTAGTTGTTCTTCAGCGACCCCGGAATATCTAGCAATGAGCTTGATGTTGTCTTTGTTAAGCAAGCCCATCTCACTCATTTTCTCTAGTTGCCAGATATAAGGGTTGTCCTCAAGGCTAGCAGTCCCACGTTCTCTAATTCGGTCAACGACTTGGTCAAACAAGTCCATCGTCATTTGGTGGTAGATGTCAGCAACACGGCTAGCGTCAAGCATTAGTTGTTGATCATTTAGTTTGATAGGTTTCTTCTTAGCCATAGCCTATCACTCCCCGTATATGTCAACCTCTTCACTTGTCCTAAAACTATCAGCACTTACCATAGTTTCATCATTGATAGCTTGGTAAATCTCTTGTGCTTGTTCTTCAGTCACGTTAAGAGTTTTCTCGATGGCCATAACCTTCGGAGCAAAACCAGACGCTACCATCTTAGACCAGTAATCAAACTCAGCATTACGATCAGTGAACACACCATCGTCCAAATCTACACTGATTTCATCCATCGTTGGAATTTCACCAGTGTAGAGATTGTAGACCTTAGCAAGCTCTAGGATTGAAATGACAAGCTCTTTTAATGATTGCTCGACAAGAGTAGCGATAGAATTACGCATTTGATATGTGTCTGATTGCTCTGATACTACCTCGGTAGCGGTCTTCATGCTCTTACCGTCGAAGCTAAACATACCAGCGGACACGCCTAATTGCATTTCAAACAAACTCAATCCTTTGTTGATAGCCTTAATGTAATCATCCGAGCGTATATCAGTGGTAAGGTCAGTAATACCGATACCTTTATCCATGTCGCCGCTGTCGAATTGTTCATAAACATTGTGGCCTGTTTCAAACTCACGTTTGACTGTGACCTTCTCACCATTCGTGTCATACTCAGTCTTAATCATTTGAGTAGGTACTGCCACCCTACGCTGACCCATTTTGACTTCCCACATAAATTCGTCGTAAGTCGTATTAATGAAATCCATCGTAGTCTTGGCATTGTCAAAAATAGATAATCCCAAAGGACTGTTAATGTCCTTGTTGTTCATTCCTGGAGGTTTTAGGTACGTAAATAACGGTCTTGTAAGTCCGTTTAACGTTACAGTTTCCTCTAAATCCTCATAGAGCATTGATAAAGGTACACGTTGACCGATACGGGTTTTAGATTCAGACTCGTATAGCTCATTACTGATTGTGTAAGTCTCTTTGCCCCACTCATGGAATTCAATCAGACTATAGTATTTAGTCTTCTGACCTTCCGCCTTAAGTGTTTTAGTAACGATAGCAGCACTCGATACATCTTGCGTGTTTGATTGCAGTGGCAAGAAGACTGGTGCTTGCACGAACGACACTCTGACACGGTCTTCGTCAACGTATGGACGCATAGCTAGACCACCAAGAGCTAAACAAGATTCTAAATAGCGTTCAAAGTTCTTGCTAAATCGGTCAGTCTTCAGCGTCTCATTGATAAAATCGTTAGCTGTTTCGTTATCGACTTGAATCTTAGCTTGCTCATTGAATACGAGGCTAGCAACCTTCTTCGATGCCGTCCGTCCAATAGGCAAGTGGTTGAAATCACGTTTCAAATCTGTCCCGTTACTGTCTCGATAGCTAACGCGGTCAAAGCTCCCCGCAAAATAGCGCAGATTGTCCATGACACGATTGTATTCTTCTGGTGATATAGCAATTTTGGGGTGGTCTGTGATATTAGTTAGACTTTCCGTTGTCATAACGTATTTACTCCTTGTGAATAAGTCTTTAATGGTCTGTACTATTCCCATTAGTAGCTCCTTTTAAGCCTTCAAATCTAGTTCTCTAGCGTTTATTTGTTCCGTTTTCTTATACTTAGCAACTTCGAGCTACACTCTTTGCTGCAAGTCTTTGTTTTACTGTACTTGTTGACAGAATAGGCTTTGCCACAAATTACACAGATTCTCGTTTCGTTGTCGATGCCACTTTTTCTGCGAGCTTTTGAACGGCAATTTGCTGAACAATACTTACCATGTTTTTTACCGGATATAAATTTCTTTCCACAGTTTTCACAAACCATGGATGTCTTCCCGATATGTGCCAGCCCGATTTTCTCGGCGTGTTTTTTGTGCCACGCTCGACCTTCCGGGGACGAGTGCCACGCTTTCGTTTTTTCTCGTTGCACTTCCATGTTTTTCTGCCACTTTTTCAATCTGTCGCTAGGTATGTTCTCGCCATGCCAACGTAAATGCTCTTTCTGTGTCATACACATAAGATTATCGATTTCGTTGTTATCCTTATCTTCATCTTTGTGATGTATTTGGTACCCTTTTGGTATTTTCCCAAAATGTTTTTCCCAAACATAAACATGTAGCCGTGGTCTACGTCCATCTATTTTTTTACTAGAAAGATAGTAGCCTGTTTTAGAATCTTTTCTAAACTTATAGCCGTCTACATAAGCATAACCGTCTTTGTATGTTATTTTCATATTATCACCTCGATAATATTATAACACACTCGTCTAGCCATGGTCATTGAAACTACGCTTTTAATTCTAATTCTCTTGCGTTATCCAATACAAAATATTTCATGGAGTCGCAACAGTGGTCATCCTCTTTGATAACTTTAGGATCGTCTGTGTGTATCGTTTTCTCATCGTAACGGTACATCTTATGTTCTTCGTAGAATATCTTGTTAGCTGGGATGTCGAGGTAATAAAAACGCCCTTCAGCTAACAGACTAATAACCATATCAATCATAGTTTGATTCTTCTTCTTAGCTACTGGATGCCATCGCTCGCCAAAATCTTTGAAGTATTGGTTTCTCAAAGCACCTTCAGCACTATCAATGGTCATTTTAAGTTTAGGCACTCGATACTGTTTAAGTACTTTGTCAATGAAGTTGCTAACCATAACAGTCAACTCGCTAGGCGCCTTCTTAACAACTTGACCAGCGGGGCTGTAATAGAATGTATCTAACAAAATCACATTCCCCTTTGCAGTCAGACCATAAGCACCGCATGCAGTCGCTGATTGTTGGTGTCCGGTATCCATTGCGAAAGATATCCCGATAAGCCTATCATCCGTTGGTAAGCTGTCGATAGCGTGGAACGTACTCATGTTATAGACTTGGTTACCAAGCCCAACCGCTTCACCTAAATACAAATAGCGATAGTAGTCGTAATCGTTCTGTTTAATGCGTTCGATATCCTCAAGCATTTGTTCAGTCACAAACCCTAACTCATCATCAAGATAGGTACTTGAGTGTGCTAGATAGTTGTCGTTAGTCTTGATGTCCTCAAACCACTCATTTATCCAACTATAAGGATTTCTAGGCGGGTTGTAAGACCAGAAAAACTGCACAAACGGGGCTTTTTCATGTTTTTGCCGCATGAATGTGACATTAGACTGGTCGAAGTCCTCAGCGTCGTTAAACTCAGCCGCTTCCTCATACCACACCGCAATGATATTCCCGATGTCATTTGATTTCAGTTTCTGAAAGTCGTCTTGACCGTAGAAATAGAAGGTAGAACCAGTACGTTTATGAACTATCTTAAACGGGCTTACAGTGGCTCTAAACTGGTTATCTAGACCAAATAGACTAATCGCCCATTGAACCTTATTAAACACGCTATCACGGATCGTATTAGCTACCTTACGAATGACTACCACGTTCGCTTTTTCACCTTGGATGATGTATTTAATCATCATATAGACGAGCTTCAACACGATTACAGACGACTTAAAAGAGTTACGACCACCTTTCAGCACGTTATAAGGTTTGTTAGACTGCCAAACAACCTTAAAATTAGGGTTGATGTTTTTCTGAATATCAATCGTCGCCATCTGGGATATCCTCCCAAGCGTTGATGATATTAACGTTCATAGTTCCTTCAACACCGCTGTCAAGTTGTTCTCTTAGCTTTCTAATTTCAAGCTCCAATTTTTCGGACTGTTTAGCCGTTGGATATCGTTTCAAGATTTCAACAATTGCCTTGATAACTGTATTGTTGTCAGCCTTCTTCATCAACCTTTCAACTTCACCGGTCAAGGGATTCATCATCAAGACTTCTTCATCACGTTTCCCTCTAGCAATGTCGGACAGGATGGACAAGGCTTCTTTTGCATCCATGATATTCTCATCGTGCATTTTCTCAACTTCACCTTGAATAAAGCGTTTAATCTCAACATTTCTCAACAGTCTTTCACTCTGTGAGCTTGCTGTTCTTTCGCTATATCCTGCGTTAATTGCCGCCTGCGTGCCATTGCCCAGTTTGATGTACTCGCTAGCAAACAATGTCTGTCGTTGATTTAGCCCAATATGTCCACCTCCTTCGTTACTAGATTTTTGTGCATAAAAAAGACAACCCACAAAGTGAGCTGTCTCTGATTTTCTTCGATAATATAATAATACCACTTTAAACACTTGTTAGACACCGTGAATTATCCGTCAAAATACCGAAATCTCAACGTTCCACGACTAATTGACCATTTCTGTACAATTCTGCAAATGCTAGGATAGCATTATTTAGCAATTCTTGAAAGGCTGTTCTTTCAAAGCCAATTCCCTGGGCAATTTGCCAGTTTGGTTTAGGTGGATAAGCTAGATATTTCTCTATCAAGATTCTGCGATAATCTGGACGGTATAGCCCGCTAACTGCTTGCTCTATGGCTTCTAGCTCGTTCAGTGCATCAACACGCCTTACTGCAATATTTTCCACCGGTCTATTCACTCCACTGCCACCACGGGGCATAAAGGTGAATTCCTGTGTTATTTTCTGTTCGGCACTATCGTGTGCAATCTCTCGCCAGCGTGGGTATTCTCGAAGTTTTCGCTTGCAACGTTTGATTGTTGCTTTTTCATCAATTTCCGGCAATAGCATTGTTCTGCCCTCTCTGGTATAATAGTAGTGTTGACTTTCAAAGAGTGCCGGCCATCGTGTCGGTCTTTTTTTGTTTAGCCCTAGAAACATTAAGAGATTTATGAAAAGATTGATGTATTTGTTCTTGGGCCTTTTATCACCTCCTTTCTAGCCAAGACACCAGCAAGGTCTTTGGCTTTTTTTGTAATGCGACATCGATAAGAAAGAGGTTTTTTCACATCCTTTTTTCTTAAATTTGCTGGGTTTGTTTGAGCAAGGTCTGTCAGCTTGCTCGGTGTCGAAAAAGTGTTAAAAAGTGTCCAAGCCACTAAAAACCTATATCCATTTTTTAGTGTATTTTTTGACAGACAATGACTGGCAAGAGGAATCGAACCCCTTGAACAACCATTCCAGCCTAGATATAGTGAAATCATTATCGGGGATTTTCCCCTTTCGTTTTTGAAATAATACAAGAATTAAGTCGGATGAATTATGGAGATTTCTGACCTATATCTGCTTGCAGGCATAAAGCCTTGAATAATCACGTTACCAGTAAGACGCTTTAGATTTGTGAATGAAATAAAAAAGGTTCCTCGTTTCTAATTTCTTATTTACTGGTAATAGCTAGCAAGGGAGTCGAACCCTCATAAACCGTTCTAGCTACACGCCTAACGCATAGGCTTTATATAAGGCTTTTCTTACAGTGATTTTATTACGACCTAACTTGCCTTTGGTCCGATATTTGAGTATGATGCGATCAATCTCGCCATCTAGCCTTTCGGACCATTCATAGTTATTGAAAACAAAATCAACAATTTCGCTGAATAGCTCTCTTGATAGCATTCCTTCCATTTGAATTGCTTTCAAAGGCGTTAGGGTGGCTTTCTCCGCATAGCACAGATTGAGGGCGTTTTGGGTTCTGTTAGCATTTTTCTGGTCGCAGTCCTTAACGTCTCTAATATAACTATTTAGGTTATTAGGGTGTTCCTTGCGTAGTTCTTCCACGTCCTCTTGGAATCGTTTAAACAGCCCCTCTGGCAGTCCTGCGTTGATTTTATCCAAAACCGGTTTAGTGGTNAGCCGGTGATATCCTCGCACGCTCCACCACTGCACTATTAAATGCTTGATAAATGATGCGAGCTTGTAGCTCTGTGCACTGTTTCACATCTTGGAAGAACTGCTTATAAGAGCTTTTTTTGTGTGTTTTTCTTAGCGCTGCATGTTCATCGACCAACCGCTGATATAATTCTGGTGTTAGTCCTGAATATTTGTAGTTTTTGCTCATGAGCCCCGACCCCTTAGATAGCTAGGGATATCATCCCCAATATTTACCGCATCGTATTGCTCCTTGCTGACAAGGAATTTTCCGTAAGCCCCACAATCAATAGTGTAGAGCTTACCAACCATAGATTTTCCAGTAACCTTGCCGTGTAATTCCACGGCATTGTCTGCCTTATGGATTACCACGGTCTCGATAGGTCGGTTAACCACTCGTAGAACAGTGGTCACATTAATTGCTAGTGATACCATGAGCAGCACCGTAGCAATTGCCAGGTCGTTATAAATCGTCTTCTTTAACAAACGTCCCATTAATCATTTTCCCTTTCCGATTTTTAATCTCATCATACGCAATACCCAAACACTCAGTTACATCTAGGTCTAACTGGTGTGCTAGCACGATAATTGTGACAAGCGTGTCCCCGATAGCGTCCTTCAGTGCCGCCTGTGGTTCAGTGAATTTCGTCGGTTTCAAGAGTACATCTCGAATCTCACCGACTTCTTCCGTGATACGCATCCACTGAATCTTAGGGTCAGCTTGCTTTAATCCACGGCTATCTGCCCACTCGTTGATTTTAGTAATTAGGTTATTCATCCGTTACCTCTTTCACTTCCATGCCTTCGCAATCGAACACCCATCCGAAATCAGCGTCTTCTAGTTCTTTGCGGGTGTGCTGTGTTCGTGCTGCTACGCTGCTAACCTCATCGTTTAGATACCATCTATCATCGTCGATAAGGTAGTTTAAATAGCTACGCTTACTTGTAAGCCCTTTAATTTTAACCGTATATCTAGCCTCTTTCTCGACCTCGTAGCC